TTTGCATCATAGAAAGCTGCAATAGTTCCTTGCATCTCGTGTATTTCTTTGCTTTTGTCAACTCCATATTTTATAAGTTGAAAAGCCTTTTCTGCTGCTGCAACAGCTAATGAAATTTCTATCAATGTTCATACCTACGGGGCTGTGGGCCAATCATCGTCAGCCAGATTAGGAAAGTCTGAGTGAGTAGTAATATCCCTCAAGGCTTGTCTATAGCTAGTCATTGCGTCAGTCATAGTGACATCGGACATACCAGTCCAGTCCGTATCAGCAAGTAAACCATCACGCTTGGTTCTTACCGCAGCAGCAGCTTCAGCGTCTAGTCTTGCTTGGTAGGCTGTCTCATGTTCTGCCTTAGTAGTGGTTACACCATCAACCGTAGTGTCGGCAAACATATCCTGCTCAACCCACGCCTGTACCCAATTGTCACCATCTTGTACAGCGCCGTTACGCACGACTTGCTTATACGCTCCGCTAGGCTCTGGCTTGGGTGCTTCCAATACTGGATCAATGTTTAGACTTGCACAGACATCTGCATTCCAAACTTTAGGTATTGAAACATTTTTATTTAATGCGCGGATCTCGCCTTGCGACTTGAGTGATCCGTCTTCCATTCTGTATTCCATAGTTGATTATCCTATGCGATTGCTAAAAATATGTAAGTCCCTGCTGTGAATGAGGACGTTAAAGTGAATCCACTTGCTAGTGGATCAATGTAGTCTGTGTTGGTTACTTGTGCTGCTGAAGAATTTAGAAGTAGATACGGGTCGTTACCTGAAACAATACCTCTAGCAGTATCCCAGACATACCATCCACCCGAAGCATCTGTACGTCTTACAAGTACAAACCTTGCACCTGCGGAAAATCCACAATCAACATTAGTTGTTCCAGAATGGACAACAGAGCCAACTTTACTTATCCCTGCTAGTGTGGCGAAGAGGTAGGCTATATAATTTGATCCATTATTATTAACATTCCATCCTTGTCCAGATAGCGTAATTACAGATGCTGTAGGTGCTGTGCTATTTACTAGACTACCTGTTCCCGATGCTGTTGTTGTATTAAAACCCAAAAGGTAATTACCAACACCTAAAGTAGACCAATATGAAATCCAAGAGTCATTTGTGCCAGTTCTGTTCTTCCAAATAATAAATTCTGGAACGACCGTCAAATTATGCGCTTGGGTAGCACCTGCTGTGCCATTACCAGTATAAGCAATCACATCCATAAATTGAGAAGCTCGCCTAAATATCCATTCAACTCTATTTCCACCCTGCGAATTATTCATAAAAGTGTTGGTGGGAAATCCATTAAACGGATCATTTGTACCGACTTCTAGCGCCGCTGTTGAAGTAGCTAAATATTTTGCACCACGAAGACGATCCATTACAAACTGTGAACCAGTACCTCCATTTCCTGCTGTTGCACCACCAATCCAAAAATCAGGTACAAAACCAGTATTTAAAGTAGTCCCTGCATTTGCTGTGGTTTGAAAGTAAACCTCTGTCCCTGCTTCGGGAACTTTCATCGGTCTACGGATAGCCATGTAGATGTAGGTTCTATTAAGACCTAAATTCGCAAGATTAAAACCAGTAGAGGTGATGTTTAAAAAGCTATAAGAGGCATTCGCAGAACTAGTATTGGGAGATAAATAATTTTGAGAACTTGGAAAAACTGGCGCGCCATTCATTGTGTCAACTAATAACCAATTTTCCGACACAGCCGATGTTTTTAATAAAACAAATTGAGGCTCAAATCCTAAATTAATAGAAACCTCACCAGTACCGCTTCCGCCTAAAGTAGCAGTACCCATCTTACATATCTGTTCGTCACCGTCTTCACCGAAGATTGCGTCATCTCCGAATAGATAGGCTACGTAGGTTCTACCGCTAGCATTAATTGCTGAGTCATTTCCTACTGTAAATTGCGTATCAGTAGGTGCTGTATTATTAAAAGCTCCTGTGTAAGCTTGTGCATAAACAGTAGAGTGAAGTTGTAAAAAATTATTTGCTCCTAAACTCGCATGATAAACATACCATTCAGTAACATGAGTGGTACATTTCATAATCATCATTTTTGGAGTGCTACCAAGATTATGGCTTATAGTCTGAGATGTCTGTCCGTTTCCTGTATAGGTAACTATGTCGCAAAAACCTGCTGCTTTGCGGAATGACCAAGAGGACATAGCAGCGCCTGAACTATTTGTGTTTCCATCTGTTCCAAGCGTAAAGCCACTTGAACCTACAGCGGTGACTCCTTGTGCTTCTGTTTGATTTGCATCTGTTGTATTTGATTCAATCGCGTATTGTATGCCACGCTCAGTATCATACCATTTATGGTAATAAGCCCCATCTCTACCTTTAAGCCACATTAGACCGCCTTCACCACTTAGGTCTAATCCGTTATTTATAGCTAAAGAAGAACCTGTACCTTCATACAAAAAAGTAGAGAACACATCTTCCACATACAGATTATCACCACCTGCTGAACCTGCTGCTGCTTGTAATAGCTTTTTATTACTTGGCATCTAAATATCCTCTACGCTAAAGCGAGTCCTGCAACAAATCCGTACCATGTAGTACCGCCATCACAGGTCGTAAATACTAGAACGTCAGTACCAGATGTCGTAAGTGTAGGAGCTGTGGCTGCAGGCCAATCAACTGATGTAGGCCACGTTTGTGTTGCGCTACCACCGTTAACTAATTTAATGCTAAAGCTACAAAGTTCATCACTAGCGGTTGGATTAGAGAAAGTCCAAGTAGTCGCGCCAGTAGTCGTGGCAGTTACTGAATTACCCAGTGTTAGGTCAATAGTCTTTGCACCTGTAGCGTTACCAATAGCGTTAGTGATTTCACCGTAGTCTTTTAAGTTAATTGCTGAGACAGTTTGATCTGCACCAGTTAACTGACCCGATAAAGTAGTGGCAGCTAAAGTCTTATTGCTTAAAGTGTTAGTGCTTGTTGCTGTTAGATAAGAACCAACATCTACTAGATAAGTTTTACTAGACCACGCAGTAGACCCGTCACCCACTTTAATCTTACTGGTGTCTGTTTCTATTCCTAATTCGCCTTGAGCAAGTGTTGGGTTTGCTGAAGTCCAATTAGACGCAGTGTCTCTTCGTATTTGTATTAGATCAGCCACTTGCTGTTCCTCCATTTATTGATTGTGCTGCAATGTATGTTGAGTTTGCGAAACCGCCATCGGCATTTTTAATATTGTTAGTTGTTGTTGGTGCAACCTGACCCCAAGTAGAGCCAGACCAGACAAACATTCCGTTACTGCTTGAGTTAAAATAAATCGCTCCAGTAATCAAAGCGTTTCCGTCATTGTCTACTGATGGGGCTGATGACTTAGCACCTAAGTATCTGTCGTCAAATGAATCATAACTAGCAGCGGATGCTGCTGCGCTGCTTGCACTAGCAGTCGCACTTGTTGCTGCATTTGATTCACTGGTCGAGGCTGCTGACGCACTGCTCGCACTAGCGGTTGCGCTTGTTGCTGCTGCTGTGGCCGACGTTGCTGCTGAAGTTGCACTTCCTAATATGCCGTCAACATAGGCTTTAGTAGTCGAATCTGCCGAAGCAGTGGGCGTTGCAAGACCAGTAATCTTGTTGTTACCCATCGCAATAGCACCAGACATTGTACCGCCTGATAGGGGAAGACCCGCAGCAGAAGACGAATCAACATAAGCTTTTGTTGCCAAATCTTGTGCAGCAGTTGGATTACCTGCTCCAGTAATTTTGTTAGTACCCATTGCTATCGCGCCACTCATAGTACCACCCGCAAGAGGTAGCTTTAATGCGATAGAGTTAGTTACTGTTGTGTGAAAGGCTGCGTCATCATCTAAGGCAGCAGCAAGCTCGTTAAGCGTGTCTAATGCAGCAGGCGCGCCATCAATAAGGTTTGTGATTAACTGATCGGCATACGCCTTAGTCACAGCGTCAGTCGCAGCAACGGGCGTACCAATATCTGTTAGTCGTGCAGTGTTAAAGTCTACCGTACCTGTTAACGCAAGATTATGTAAATTGGTAGTACCAGATGTCGCCGTAACATTGCCCGTAAGATTTCCTGTGACATTCCCCGTGACATTACCCTGGAGATTACCTGTTACGTTACCTGTTACTGCACCTGTTAAGTCACCTGCAAAGCCTGTAGTAGCCGTTACGGTAGTTCCTGTAATGGCTAAAGCAGAGCTACCACCTATAACCATACCGTTAACTGTACCGCCTGTGAGGACGGCATTACTAGAGTTTAACGTACCGTTAGCGGTGAGTGTGCCTGTGACAGTTCCAGTAGCAGTAGTAATAGAGCTAGGATTAGTTCCTAGTTCTACAATCTGAGTAGAATTATTCTCTGTAAAGATCCGCTTGTCAGTTACGTTAACCGCTAACTCGCCTTTAACCAAGTCACTCGTACTTGGTACGGCTGATGCGGTAGAGCTATTCTTGGTAATAATTACTGTCATGATTTATCTCACCACTTAGTCTTGTGACTCCAATAACGAGCCGATAACTTTGAAGGGGATGCGTCTTGTGCGTTATGCCTAGCGTAGTAAGATTTCTTTCTAGCTTTATCTTTGGCAGTCTTGGGATTTTTCCCTGCGCCTTTAACGCCCTGTTGTCCAAATCGGATAGTCTTAATTTGGTCACCTTGTTTAGCCACAACAACATGACTCTTGGTGGGATGACCAGGAGTACGCTTTGGTTTGTTAAAACCAGAAACGCCAATCTTTTTTAATCGGGGGTCTTTCATAAAGAATAAGGGGGCAGATTACTCTACCCCCCTCCTCTATTAACCATTTACAGCCATTATGAAACCGCTGTCAGGACGATAAGTCTTAACACCGTATAATGTGTCAGCAGTATAAAGAGTACCTAAGAACTCTTGCTTATACTGAGTCTGTGAACGTATGCCTAGCTGCTCTGCCAAGATCATTGTATCGTTGTGAACTAGCATAGCTGCTCGGATTTGACCACCTGCTGAGTTTTGTGCAGCAGTCTCAGTGATCGGGCAGTTAGTAGAAATGAATACATCGATGCCGTATAGGTTACCGATCTTTCCATTTTGTACAGGCTCACCGCTTACAAAGTCAGAAGAGACATATCGGTCAACGCCCATGATTGCGTTACGCAATGCAGGAGGTATTACGAATGCACGATTATCCATAGGGACATCAGCATCATCTTGCTTCTGAATAAGGTCACGGAAACACGCATCTGTAAATACGTCTGCTGTCGTGACTGTGTCGTCGGCGTATGCGGTTAGGCCAGTTGACGCATCACAGAAAAATGCAGCAGCAGTATTAGTCCAAGCAGTACCGTTACCAGTACCGAAAGACTTACCAAGATCCATGAGGTCTGTATCGACCTGACGGGATAGGGCATAGCCTGCGTCTGAAGTGTAGAAGTTACGAAGACTTGAAAGAGCTTGTGTCTCAGTAATGTCCTCAATAATGCGTGAGTATTCGTAGTGCTTGTCTATTGCAACTTGCACTTCGCCCTCAGTAGCATTCTGAATTGTTACCGCAGTAGCAGAAGCCTTAACGTGAGCATCTCCACGAACTGGAGCAGGAATGTGAAAAATATCGCCTTTCTTTCCTGTTACGCTCATCTTCTTAACAATGTTTGCGAGAATTAAATTCTTCTCATATGCCGCACGAATTTCGTCCGACCAAATTTCTGGAATAAATGTAGCGGCACTGGTATTAGTTACCGCACCGCCCATATTGGGATAGGTTGAATCAGTCATGTCTTAGATCTCCAAAAGGTTATCTAACCCTTTTTTCAGCATATGCGCGTTGGATTTCTGCCTCCATAGCCATATACCTTTTTGGGTTAGTTTTCATTAGCTCAATAATGTCTGCCCTTCTATAGATCTTTTTGCGAGATGTCTCTGAACTACCGTTAGCACTACCAGTTGATGCAGCATTAAGAGTTTGCTTACGATCTTTGCGTTCAGTCTCTACGGCTCTTGTTACTGTTTCTTGAGTTGATTTCCAATTGTTAAACAACTCATCCGCAGCATTGTAGTCGTATCCACTGTTTGCTCGATTGTACAACTCTTTACGAATTTCACTGCCTACAACCCATTTTTGAAACTCTGGGTTGACAGCAATTTCCTTCATGTCAGGATGCTTCTGCTGTAAAGCGGTCAGCGTCTGACTCTGTTGCATTTGCTTCCCCAACTCCTCTAACTGCTTGATAGTAGGGTGGTTAGCAATCTTCTGTTCTACGGCCTTGTCAGGCTCTGCAAAGAAATCTATTTCTTCGGCTTTTTCCTGTTCCTTGACTTCGCTTTGCTTGAGAATGAAATCATCAACAATCTTTCGTAGTTGACCCACTTCCTCACCTTGGCTGCCCATTCTAGACTCAGCCTCTTGGTGCATCTTTACCAGTTCTGCGGGAGTTTTACCTTGGTATTGCTCTGGCAGTTCTGGTTGTGGTTCTTCTACATTAGCTACCTCTTCCGAGACTAATTCACTTGTTTCTTTATCATCTACCTCTTTTAAAGGTTCATCAATAATTTGCGCCACTATTAAACTCCTATGGAAACAAGACCAACATATAAGCTACCCCACAAGGGACTTACGAATCGGCTACCTTGCGTTCATGTTTTATCTTCTTCTGTCTATCTTTAGCCCACTTCATAGTCGCTCCAGGAAAGTGACCAGAAATAGGATCAAGTGCAATCTTGACAGGTGAGATAATCGTACTACTCATCTTTCCGCACGTTGGACAAGGACGCTCTCTAACTTCATCAAGCTTTACAAAAGCCTCATGTATATGCCCATCAGCACATTTAAAGTTAAACAGTAACACTGCTACCCTCCTTGCGGATATGATCTATCGTAGATTCTAAGTTGAGAATTAAAGATAAGATGTTTAACTGACCTTTACGGAACATTAAGTCATCATTATCTTTTGTGGCCTCAACGGAATTTATATTAACTGCATTAGCTCTAAGCTCATCTAGCAGTCCTTTCCATCCTTCGGTCATAAACATATCGGCCAAAGAATCGTAATACTTTTCTGTTTCTTGATCCATTAAGACAATGCCTTAGCAGTTTCAAGATTTAATTTCTTTTCTTTCAATACAGTATCTGCCACTTTGAGTCTTCTTTCAAACTCTTTATCATCCTCAGTACCTACCTGTAGGTTAGTGGATACTGCTTTAATTCTGTCATTCTCAAGCTCTACAGGGATAGCTTTAGTCTCTGCTGCTATCTTACCTGCTCTTGCCTGAGACTCCGCAGCTTGTCCGTTAAGCGCATTTGTTTGCGACTGTTGGAACTGGAACTGCGTTTGTTGCGCTAGTTGCGCTGCTT